GAGGTGGTGTAAACGGTGTTGGAGTTTCTCCAGATCCTGTTCCAGCTTCAGTCCCCGCTGGAGCAGGTGTTGCTGGAGTAGCAGCAGGCGTTCCAGACTGTGCTGGAGCTGCAGGTGTTGATTGAGCAGGTGCGGTTCCGGCATCGGCCATCTCAAATGTCCCCTTCAAGTTGATTAATCATAGAATCCTTACGAGCTGCAGCATACAATGCATCACGTTCATTATCAGGTAGATTTACCATGCTCCAAATACGCCCACCAACCATGCGACATCCCTCATGACGCTCGAGGGAAACATGTTCAGGACATACATTAAAGTAACCAGAAAAAGACATAATATCAGTGAAGACGATTTCGGCATCTTGCTTATTACCAGTACCACTGAACAGTCGAGTATAAGCTTCAACTAACTCAAGTCTCGCTTCTGGATCTCTACGTATGATAGACTGATAATTCATTATACACCTGGGCTTGGATTAGGAATACCTGGAAGTCCACCGCCACCTGATGGTAAGCCACCTGCACCTGCTCCATAGCTCTGCATTAACTTTTGAACTTCTGGAAGCGCCGCAGAAGCTTTCTGTGCAGTGTCAGCCGCAGAGTTCGCTCCAGCCATTGCCATCGAGGCATTATTCTGCGCATCTTTACGTTCACGGATCTCATCAACTTCTTGCGGCTTCCTCATCATTCTACGTGGCGCACCGAGACGTTGACGTATGATCTCGAGAGTTTCGTCACCATCAATATTGTCAACTACATTTGGATCAATAGCTGCAAGCATTTGCATAATCTCAAGTGTTCTCGAGATACCAACTAGATCCGATGCTTTTCTCAGTCTATCTACTGGAGCTGAGAATCGTACATTAAATGTTTTGCCTCTCAAGTTTTCTGGAGGCACCAATTTGGAATCTGGTCTAAACGCACCCTTCCTCTCGAGTATGGCAAGCTCACGATCAATCAAGCGTGAGAGAGCAGACTGGATACGAGATGCAGTCGGACCCAAGAACTCACCTTTCTCTTGAGCTCGGATCATTGCCTCTGTAGCAGACATCTGTGGTGCATTAGCCAGTGTCTGGAATAAATTAAGATACATTGAGTCACGTACTTGTTCCCGGCGGAACTGCATCAGTTCGAACATTAAAGAAGGATTCGGGGCCGGCAAGATGGGCTGAACTAGAACACGACCAGTATTCGGATCCACCATCTTTGGATTAACCGACCCCGGATTTAAGTTTACCGGGACATCCGGGGCATATGCGGACGCCAAGGGAGGTCGGATGCCCAGTTGGGAGGCCAGCAATGCATCCCTACCCATGGCTTGAAGACTCTTCAGCTCGGCCAACGCCAGCATTGCTGGACCCTCAGCGTAGGCCGATCCATCAATTGGTGCCCATGGGTAAATTATAAACGGAAATTCATGAAACCCACCTTCTGCGATTTCATGCCGGTTATCTTTCTCAATGTATCTAGAAATCCATTTCTTTTTCTTTAGTTTCCCCTCTTTGTTCCCCGTCTTATCTGGATATACAGCATGTACAACTTCAACCATAGTATCTTGCGTCTCAGCTTTTTCAGCTAAGAGCTTTGTCTTTTCAGATACTTTATCTGTACCAAATTTCTTAACTAATTGAGTTGCAGTTAAACTAAAATGTCTAAAGTTTGTGTCATGTATACCTTGATCATTAACATCAAGATAACATTCAGCTAATGGAATATACTGGTAAGATATTGGCATAGCTCGACCAGACGCAAGCGTACCAAAAGCTTCTTCAACAAACATTACGCCCTGGCCAAATCCGACCATGGATCGTATGCATCGCTGATTAGTCAATGGAAAACCACACTGTGGATCATATCGGCATTCGAACATATAATCTCGAAGTCGATCCATCCATTCCTGGCCTTCAGCAGATTCCAACTGATCGTCATAGTCTGCACTTGAGGCAAAGGAGTGCCAGCGTTCGGCCTGCGGCGTAATCATTGACTCGAGGCCCGAACTAAGCCTTTCAGAAGCTACGATGCCAACGGAATCGTATATACTGCGAGTCCTATTAGAACCAATAGGATCATCCCAAGTATTCGCCACACGAGCGGTAGATGTAGAGGAGCCAAGTCGTAGCATTGATTCCGATGTTGGGAAAGACGTTCTCGAGACATCGTGCCAGACCTTCTCTAAGAAAGCCCGCCGCTGACTTAGCGCTTCTAGCCTAGCTAGATTTTCATCTACATCTTTGCTCATGACTAACCCAGCGCGGTTCCAGTAGCATAAGGCTTATCAACACTACCACCAAATCCACCTGGATCACCAAGCGAAGAAGTAATAACTGTTGAGTTCCTCGAAGCAGCTGCACCTACAGCTTTACGCCGAGCTTCGTCTTCCGCTTTGGCAGAAGCTTCATTCGGATTCGGCGGTGTTGGAACCGGCGGCGGTTTAGGAGGCTTAGGTGTTTTAAAGAAGCACATGTTTCCTCACTGTAACTGCTTAGCTTCAATTGGTTTAAATCTTGTATAGTAATCCTTTATAGTCATACTATACTGTACGAATGTTTCGCCATTAACCCCAAAATACTCGCATTCACATTCTTTCTTAAAGCCCACTTTCTCGAGCCACTTGTTTGCCTCAGTATGCTCTTTATGAGCTCTTACCTCGAGTCTCAGTCCGCCCATCTTCACTAACTCATGTGATAAAACATTAAGTGAAAAATCACTAATAATAGGAGCAGCCCTGCGGAATCTATTAGTACCAAATGCATAAACAACGAATACAGACGGTATGCCAGTGTGACTAGCACCAAATACAGCAATGGGCTGACCATTCTGTTGTACACTAAATGATGGCCCGGTTATAGTGCTTACAATATGGTTACTGGCTTCTTGCTTAGTCATACCCAATGGTATTTGAGCTCGAAGCTCACGCCAATCCGCCGGTCGCATGTTCGCTATAACATACGTCAAATCTCTTATATTCAATGGGTGTACTGTCAGTGTCATATATCTGCCAGGGGATCTATCATCGGCACACATTCCGTCATATACGCGCGTGCATAACCTGCCATATCTCCAGGCGCCGTGAGGATAGCAAATGTTAATGCCAGCGCGTCAGCTAGGTCTGGACTGGGCAAGTTCCTTTCTCGCAGTGAGTCTTTGGTTTCAATAATGAGTCTATCTCTTTTATCGAAGTCGTACTGAACGGCAGTAAGATCGTCAAAGAGTTCTTTGTGGTACTCGAAAGCCGCGCGATCACGTATCCAGTTACGCATTCTTTGCCAGATCTCGGCCTTAAAATTTCCGAACCTAACCTTGTCCGTAGCATTCCGACCGGAGTTAACATCAATGACATTGCCGTACCCCATGGCTTGTAGTCTATCGACCAAACCTGCCCCGAGTCCAACGCCGTCCACACATATTAATTTAGGCTTATATAGTGTTGCGAACTCAGATATCTGGTTCGCAGTATACATCAAATTGACCCCACGTTTTATCCAGAACTCCTCAATGACATCGCCATTCCGTATAACAACCACAGTGCGGTCATCGCCAAAGCGAGCTGGATCACAACCCAAAATAATAGGCCCCATGCCGAGCCTGGATCTTTCAGTGCATGCCATACATTCGTCGAGCGATATAAACTGACGATCCGACGCCACTTCGAACGAACACTCGAACTCTCGAGCGTACTGATCCGGTGACATGAACGATTTCGCATCGTCCAGTTCCTTCTGTGGTATAAGATGCGTGTCCGAGGCCTTAAACATATAATGGCCCCATTCATGCTCATTCTTAATTGCGTACCGGAAGAGATTATAAAACGCATCTTGGCCCTTGGGTGTTCCAATTATCCAGGCTTTCCCCTCACGATCCATGAGAGTAGGCCGTACAATTTCTGGCCATATCTCCGGTGGCATCTGGGCCATTTCGTCGATGACCACCATATCGTGGTATATGCCGCGGAGTCTATCGACTGCGTCCGCGCCCCATAACTTAATTTCACCACCATTCGGGAGCTTGCACTTAAGCTCTGCCTCGAGGTATGTAACGCCTGGAATTCCGGTCGTGTAGAACTTGACATAGTTCCACGCAATCTCTTTCGCCTGGGTATAGGTCGGAGCAATAAAGGCTCCCCGCGGATTAGGCAGGGACCGGCTCAAGATCTCCTTAACAAGCTCATTGACGGCAGCGACAGTTTTGCCAGTGCGCCTGGCTGCCACGATTACTTTGAATCTGCGGGGATCTCTATGTACACTCTTGAAGACATCGCGTGAGGCATAAGGAATCTTTACCTGTACAGAGGTTTGGTTCTGCACAGGTCTTAAATCCAGCGATGTCAGTCTCCCAACTTTAATTTGGGAGTGGGCGAGGTTCGGAGTAGACAATGTCCTTAACGTCCGTTGCGTCTTCAGACGACCACTCTATAGTGACCTTACTTGGTATGCGATTTTGCTTATCCGGGTCAAGTAGCCCCAAAAGCTTAGCTTTACTGTTAGTTGCTGCTACGGCTGCTGACGGATTGTCCATGAGGTAAGCGAATGCCCTATCCTGGTCTAGCTGCGTCAGTAGGGTATTAATATTATCTGCCAGTTTGTCCTTGATCCATTCGCGCGTCAAATTGACCCGGGCCTGCACATAAGGTATCATAAGTAACTCGAAGCCCTTAGTAACAGCCGAGGTTCCATACCCTGCCAGCTGTACCGCCCTCCCGATCGGGTTCCCAAACGCATAAAGAGCCGCAAACTGATCCATCATTTGCAACTCAGGTTCAGAATAGCCTGCCCCTAGATCGTCCTGGTCCGTGAGGGAAGATGATTTTGACACAAAAGCTACCTCTGGCGTATATTAACATTAGAATGTGTAAATGTGGCCAAATTACGGCCAAACAGCGACATTTTTAAATAAAAATGGCCGCAATTCTGTATGGTAGTTGTGTTCGGAATCCGGGTGCTGGTATATGGGCTCTAGGGTAATCTGTAAGGTGGTTATAAACTGGATTGATGTGTATAGGAGCCTAGCGATTGTGGCTTTTTTACGGCGAAAAGAGGGCGGCCCCCTAATTTTTTCGAAATATTATTTCTTATATTTTTTATTTTTGAAATATTATTACGATTATTATATATTAATTGAAATATTATTACTTAGATCGCCACAATTCGGCCGCTTTTCTAAATTATAATTCTTAATAATAAATAATGATTAATAAATAAATATTAATTGTTGTTTATTATTAAATGTGTGCACAATCATGTAGCGCACAGTCAACCAGCCCAAGGAGGGCTACCACGATGTCTGCGACTTTCCAGATCCTCTCCCACGTCACGATCGACTTGATCTCCAAGATCAAGACGAACCAGAGCCGGGAACTCCTAACCTACCTCTTCAACAAGTACGGTCATGAGCCGGTCGACCAGGGCGATCTGATGAAGGAACTCAATACCCACCAGGATGATGGCCTGGTGTTCAAACAGGGATCTTCGGGCCCAATCTCTCGCACCTACGAATTCTACAGGAAGAATGCGAAGTGCGGATGGTTCGAGGCTGGATTGATCCAGATCAATCGGACCTCCAAGGCCAGGAGTGCAGCTGATGAGCTCCAGGCTCTGAAAGATCGGATTGAATACCTCGAGCGGACGCTCACGAACGCCGAGATTGAGTTCGAAGCCTAAGTGACACGGGGACCGGCTCCGGCCGGTTCCCTCCGTCCAGGAGAATTCACTCCTGCTGATGATGATCCCAGTATGGATCGAAACGGAGAATAGCTACCATGCCTATCGAGATTGTAATGTTAATCGTTTTCATCACTGCTCCACTCTGGATGCAGATCATCCTCGAGATTGCGGAGAATTTCATCGATGAGTAAGACCTGGAAATATAGAGATCATCGCCTGAATAAAGAGATCCAGATGAATGCCCAGCGTGAGGAATGGGAGGAACAACAGCGCCTCCGCCAGATCAAGAGGATCCTGGATCACAAGCGCCGGCAAGATGAGCTGATGATAATGGAGTTTGAATCATGAATACTAAGGAAAAACAGAATATCGCCTTCGAGATGATTCGCATCTTGATGGAGAAAACTGAAGCCGACAACGACCGGCTCGAGATAACCAAGTGGATGGTTCAAATAATGGAGGTTCTCAACTCCAAGGCAAAGTAACCTAGATCCCAGATTCTGAGCGTCGTGAGACAGGCCAGATAGAATCCTGGAGATAAGGCGAGCAAGCCCCGGCTAAATGCCCGGAGCCCGAGAATACGGCGAGCTATGGCCGAACATCGAAATGTGGCATCTCGGCGACCAGGTTTCATCAAGATAAAATATTTTTCCTAGGCCATAATTTGGCCGCGATTATATAATATAATTTTATTATTAGATGAGTGGACAACATCTAATAATTAGATCTTGATAATGAAATCATTAGATCTAAAATCTTCAACCTCAACTGTCCCTAGGAGTGTCTACCATGGCTGCAACTTTTCGCATCAAGAATCACGTCACCTTGGATCTGATCTCTAAGATCAAAACCAACCAGTCTCGTGAACTTCTTACTTATCTCTTGAATAAATATGGCTATGAAGCTGTAGATCAAGGGGATTTGATGAAAGAATTAAATCTTCATCAAGATGATGGCTTGGTGTTCAAGCAAGGTTCAAGTGGTCCAATCTCTAGGACCTATGAATTCTACAGAAAGAACGCCAAGTGTGGATGGTTTGAAGCTGATCTTATTGAGATCAATAGAACATCCAAGGCCAAGGATGCCAAGAATGAACTTGAAGCTCTTAGAGCTCGAGTTGAATATCTTGAGAATCTTTGTATTCAACATGATGTTGAATATGAATCTTAATACTTAAGATTCGCACAATAGGTTGCAGGGCCCCAAGCTCTGCAACCTTTTTTATTATTTGATTTTCTACTTTTTATTTGCCATCATTAAGGAGACAATCGTCATGGCTCTTGGACCTTGGACCTGGGCCCACATGAGGAGGAAAAGTGTCTAAGATGCGACAGTTTCATATTTTGTTCTCGAATATGCACGATATTTCTATGTGTATATTTGGTGTATATCAAAAAAGGTAACAAAATCAAGCACTTATGCACCATATACACCATATACTTCATTATTCTAATGTATATATATAAATGTATAAATATATATATATCAAATATTATATATGAACTGTGATAGATACTTGGCGCTTGATCGTGAATGGAGCTAAGTGCTTGATTTTATTATCTAATTTCAATTTTTCACCAAGAAAGGGATATACACCAACCTTACAGAGCATGAGATTTCAATATAAAATAAGGGCCCAGAGCCAAGATTTTCTCCCCTCATGTGCCAAAAACGCCAATGTGAAATAACCTAAATTATTAACATTAATGCTTCAGAATCTTAAAAACAAGGTTGTTTACTTTGAAATCTAGTTGTGTTATAATATATTTAGAATGTGGATGGATCAGGAATATATAAATCTTGGCATCCTCATTCCTCAAGTGCCTTGAATCTTTGAAATACAATCAACCAGGAGAACTAAGCTACCATGAATATCAATCCACAAGATCAAGAATTCCTCGACACCTACTTCAAGAATACAATGAGCATTTGGGATGAATTCTTTGATAAACAAATCTCTAATGCTGATCGTGAAAATCAATTGGCTTGGTATAGATCAAGACTCTTGAATATGCGCATCAAGTATCCTAACCTCTTCAATAAATATTAAAAATAGGAGTTCTACATCCTCATGCCAAAAATAAATAACATGATTCTAAGCGACAAGGAATATGAATTCCTTAAGCCGATGGAGCCTAAAGTAAGCCCATCCACTAAGCCCAACAACAAGAAACCAAGGATCGTCATTGAGATCCCTGATTTCGCAACTTGGATGAGATACAAGAATTTTATAGATAGCAAGATCACTGAGCCTTATGATCTAGCTTGGAGATTGAGCGACAAGTTCATGCGTAAATATGGTATGACACATGAGGAACAAGGATATTATGAAAGATATCCTGGTATTTGGGTACGCTAAGATATATTGAATATAATATAGAAAGCATGGGGACCCTACATCCTCATGCCGTTGGTACTTAAAGAAAGGAAGCTACCATGATAGAAAATAAAGCGAGATTAAAGATTACAATTCCTGTGGATGCTAAGGTATCAGAGTTTTTTGATAACTTAGATATGCTAAAAGCTAGGATTATAACTTATAAGGCCATAGGACCGGCCGGTGGAAATCCTGAAGTTATTGTGGAATTCCCAAGATATAATTATGATCGAGCTAAAATGATCTTTCAAGTTGGTAAACAAGGAGAATAGAATGTCATTTAAAGATTGGAGTCTCAGTAAACAGTGGACGCCAGAGTTGGCAATCACACACCCTGATGACTTTGAAGGTACCAAGGCATCAGGCTTTGTATACCAAGATGGAGCTTGGATACAATTGCTACAAGTATATCCAGCTCGCTGGCATATACATGTTGGTAATGAAGAATTTAGCTCTCAGAATTTTGATAAGGTTGAACAAGCTCTTTGGGCTTGGCATTCCAAATCAAATGATGAAGCTAATAAGAACTCTGAAGAGAACATCATTAAAGAATATAAAGAATGGTGTGCTTTAAATAATCTAGAATATATATCCATGGATGAGCAACGAGCTGATCTTTATATGAAAATGGATATACTTCAAGAGCGCAGTGTAGAGTTAAATATCTTCCTCAAGCGGTGGGAAGACATGCTGGTTGAGGGTGTCATGAAGACGACACCTATAAATCATAAAGTTCGAAATGCTAGCCTTAAGGAATTTCAAGCTTCAAGAGTTAGCATGCCGGCCGCAGCTGCCACTGTAAAATATAATCTTGATGATCAAAGTTATTATCCAAGTACAATATATCATGTGTATATGGGTAACCTTTGGATTGTTGAGAACCTGGTTGGCAAGTTTAAAGGTACTGATTGCTATACCATGGAAACTGGAAGAGAAGGTACCTTCCTATATATTCTTGATGGTGAAGAATATGTAGCTGATGATCTTCATCTGATTGAAGATTATGCATATCATAGACTCCAGGATACCTTTAGTACCCTGGACGTCTAATCCTCAAGCCTAGCAACCAAAGAACAAGGATGTTTACTTTGATCTCTGGTTGTGCTATAATATCTAGAATAAATAAGTATGTTA